AATTACTCCTGAGCCTGTACTGTATATTTTGTAAACGTCAGAACTGTTTGTATGATTAATAGTTCCATTTACCTGCAACTTGTCTCCCGGACTGCTAGTGCCGATACCCACATTCATGTAGTGGTCAATAACCATCGCTTCGCCAGCACCAGTCACAAAGCTAAAGTTAGATTCTGTATTTGTAGCGGTATTTCTAATTACTGACCAGTTGTTGTTGCTACCAGATTTGTCATTCTTGATAGCTATGCCTTCGCCTTTAAGATTTAAGGCTTGTGTACCGCTGAACACGCCTTGACCAATACCCAAAGACTCCTCAGACGCATCCCAGAACAACTTCGCAGTCGTGCCAGTGTCTTCGTAGAAGCTAATGTCATTATTAGAATCAATTTTTAAAGCAGGAGTTGCCGCATTATTAACGTGAAATCTAAAGTCATTTCTTGCGCGAATTGTTGACGTTCCAGTAGTGTCTACTAATGCAATTTGTGCTTCTGTATCTGCAGACTGGAAAGTAGCAACTAAGTTTTCTGCGCCAGAATTGACAGTCAAACCATCAGCAGTCACTGTGCCAGTTACGTCGATGCCTGTGGAGGTTGTGGCTAGTTTGGCGTTACCTGCATGATGCAAAGTTACAGCACCATTATTAAGCATATTTATGAAGCTAACAGACGTATCGTAATCTCTTAAATACAAATCTCTAGCTTGTATATATAGGCTTCCTGTTCCGCCTTCGTTTATAAATGAATTGCCACCATCATGGTAAATCTGCAGGTCAGAGCCAGCACCGAAAACAGCCTTGTTGTTGTCGCCAAAGGTTACGTCAGTACCGGGGTTAGTACCTACTTCGATAACAGTACCGCCTGAGTCTTCTGTATACAGGCGCTTGTTAGTCAGATCTAATGCGGGTTCACCTTGAGCAAGATCCCCAGACGTTGGTGCGCCAGAACCATTCTTAAGTTTAATCGTGGTCATTAATAAGTTCCCCCGTCAATCGTTGACAGTGTAGTTGCAATGGATGTTGTACCAGAGCCTGTGATAGCTCCAGTCAGAGTAATAGTTTCGTTGCCAGTTATGTAGCTTTGAAGGTCACTAATTTGTGACTCAGTAACCGACAGTGCCGCTTGGTGTTGTGTCACCGAAGACTGCGTAATGTTGGCGTCCGGTACGTTAGCCCATGTTACTGCTGTAGACAGGTCATTAGTTTCAGTAAAGCTAGTTAGATAGCCAGCACTAGCATGGTTGCCCCAACCGTATGCAGTATCCCACTGACCTACCTTAGCGTCAGTAATGACATTAGTACCCATGTCAATAGTGTTGCCGTTAGCGTCTAACGTACCACCTAGCTGTGGTGTAGTGTCACCAATAAGGTCTGGGTTAACAGTGTTCCAAGCACTACCGTCGTAGATCCTTGTCGTACTGTCAGTAGTGTTAAAGTACCAGTCCCCTGCAGTGACAGCGTTACCATTCAAGTCAACTGTAGGGTTAGATGCTTGAGCGCCTAAGAAGAAACCATCAATAGATTCTTGAGCAGCCTCAGCAGCCGTCTGAGCAGCCTCTGCAGCCGTTTGTGCAGTTTGTGCTGCAGTAGCACTAGTCGCTGCGTTTGTGGCTGAGGTGGACGCTGAGGAGGCGCTAGAGGCAGCGTTAGTTTCACTGGTTGAAGCGTTGCTCTCAGAAGTAGCTGCATTAGTTGCACTAGTAGACGCAGCAGTTGCTTGAGTCGTAGCAGTCGTAGCAGATCCTGATGCAGACGTAGCAGAGTTGGCTGCATTAGTAGCACTGGTAGCTGCATTGGTAGCACTAGTTGATGCGTTGGTTGCGCTAGTCGCTGCGTTAGTCTCAGATGTTGCTGCATTGGTTTCTGACGTTGAAGCATTAGACTCTGACGTTGCTGCATTGGTTGCAGACGTTGATGCTGCACTAGCCTGAGACGTAGCCGTTGTAGCCTGAGCTGTGGCTGTTGTAGCTGATCCAGCAGCACTGGTTGCACTAGACGCAGCCGCCGTAGCAGAAGCAGCAGCATTAGTCTCTGCAGTCTCTGCATTGGTCTCTGCTAGTTCAGCCGCTGTCTTAGCTACTTCTGCTGCTGACTGAGCTGTCTCTGATGAAGTTTTAGCAGACTCTGCAGATGTTTGAGCAGCAACCGAAGCAGCCTCTGCTGTCTCAGCATTAGTCTCCGCTGTCTCTGCGTTTGTCTCTGCAGTCTCAGCGTTAACCTGTGCAGTCTCTGCCGCTGCCTGAGCAGCCTCTGCAGCAGCCTGTGCTGCTAAAGCAGACGCAGCAGACGTTGCAGCTTCATTTGCTTTTGAAGAGGCAGTACGGGCTTCCTGAGCAATCTCTGAGGCATACGCATCAGTACTAGACTCACCAGAACCACCTGTGCCACGAAATAAAGGCATCTACTGCTCCTACAAAAGAAAAGGAAAAGGGGCCATTGCTGACCCCCTAAGATCGTTACTCAGCGACTGCGAGAACGAAACCAGCTTCAGGACGGTATACTTCAACACCGTACAGGCAATCAGCTGTGTACAGAGTTGAGAGGTATTCCTGCTTGTACTGGGTCTGTGAACGTACAGCCTGCTGCTCTGCCATGACAATAGCGTCACGGTGGAACAAGAGTGCAGCACGAGTATCAACAGAAGATGCAGTGTTGTCTGCTGCGGCTTCGATAGTTGCACAGTTGTTTGAGACATAAATGTCTACACCGTACAAGTTACCGATAAGACCAGAGCTTACTGCTTGACCAGTTACAAAGTCAGAAGACACGTATCGGTCAACACCCATGATAGTGTTGCGAACAGAAGGTGGGATAACAAGTACACGGCTTTCCATTGGTACGTTGTTGTCGTCAAGCTTCTGAATCATGTCACGGAAGAACGCATCGGTAAACACGTCACCAGCAACAATAGTGTCGTCAGTGTACTGAGTAGTAGTACCACCGTCGTTGAAGAAGCAACCGCTGTGCTGGTAGTCAGTAGCAGCAGCACCAAACACAACAGAACCACCGTCACCAAAACCAGTACCGCAAGAGTGCAGGTCAGTGTCGATCTTAGTAGCAAGAGCATAACCAGCATCTTCAGTATAGAACTGACGGAGGCTAGAAAGCGCCTGTACTTCTACGATGTCCTCAATCAAACGTGAGTACTCGAAGTGACGGTCGATGTCAACAGTCAGTTCGCTCTCAGTGTTCGCAATGATAGTAACCGCAGTATCAGCAGCCTTAGCATTTGCATCGCCACGAGTTGGCTTTGGAATGTGAAGCTTGTCGCCTTTCTTGCCGTTCATAGCGATACGCTTGACAAGTGGAGCCATCTTCAGATTCTTCTGGTAAGCAGCAATAATCTCATCACTCCAGATTTCTGGAATAAAAGTAGCCGCTTCAGTTTTCGCAGTATTACCGCCTGCGCCGGGATATGTTGCAGTAGCCATGTCAATCTCCTAGATTATTTGACTCGACCCTCCGCATAAGCTGCCATGATTTCATCGGACAAAGCTTGGTAACGGTCAGGGTCATTCTTCATTAGTTTAATAATGTCGGCCCTGCGATATACCTTCTTACGACTACCTTCAGCACTACCTCGTGCATTGCCTGTATTAGCTGCCTTAAGTGATTGCTTACGTGCCTGTTTTTCAACATTGGCTGTCTGCTGTGCAACTGTCTTACGTTCTTTCCAGAGTGTAAATAGTTCGTCAGCAGCGTCTGCGTCGTACTGTTGGTCAGCTTGTACAAACAACTGAGTCCTAATTTTAGATGCCTTAATCCACTCAGAAAAACCAGCATCACTTAAGATGTCTTGCATGTCTGGGTGTCTAGACTGAAGTGTTGCAAGTGACGACTGCTTTTTGTACTGTGCAGTGTACTGCTCTGCTTCTCTAATTTTAGGATGATTCTCAATAGCACGATTAACTGCGCCTTGAGGGTCTGTAAAATAGTCTATATCGTCTTCAGGCTCAACGTATTGTTGAGGTGCTTGGGGTTGTATTTGAGTACTAATGTAATCATCTACAACTTTACGAAGTTCACCTACCTCAGAAGACTGACGACCTAAAAGCTTTTCAGCTTCTTGGTGCATCTGTACAACTTCTTCTAGAGACTTATTTTGGTACTTCTCTGGTAGGTCTGGTTCTTCTTGAGGTTGCTCAACTTGGGCTTCTGGCTCTTGTTGAATCTCATCAACTTCGTTTTCAAGGGTGTCCACGTTTTCCTGTTCAGGTTGTGGATCAAGCATTTGTGCTCGTGACATAATTAAACTCCGTGATTATAATCATTGTGGAGACTTTATTTTCTACCTGCTTTTTCATGCTCCTTCACCCACTTCATGTGGCGTCCGGGGAAATCCCCAGAGTGGCCTTCAAGGTGAAAAGATGGGGCAGATACTAGTTTAGTAGCGTTGGCACCACAACCGCACCTACTGGTTGTGATACCTGACTCTACCATTTCTTCAAAGACATGTCCGTTAGTACAACGGAAGTCATAGATTTTAAACATCTACTGGGCCTTCTTCTTCTACTTCTGCTTGCTCTCTAGCAACTTCAATAGTAGCCTGTAGATTAATTACAGTAGCTAAAGCAGCGACTTGACCTTTACGATAGAATAGTTCTTCGGAGTCTTTTACTGACTGAATATCAGCTAACTGTTGTGCGTTTGTAGATAACTCTTGTAAGAGTTGTTTGAAACCTTCAGAATTGAAGAGTTCGAAGTAGTTGTCGAAGTAGGTTTCAAGCTCAGGAGTCATAGTTTCCTCTAATGTTGTTAACTATAGTTTTATTATATCATACTTTTTAGCAGTTGTCAAGCTTTTCTTGTAGACTTCCTACGTTTACCTGAAGCAGTAACTGCGTGTTTGATTTTAGAGGGTCCTGTTTTACGTCGTGCAGAAGAAGCCTTTTCAGACTTAGTCATCTTAGCTGCAACCGCTTTAGGTCTACAAGAAGGATAGGGACGTTTAGACTCACCCTTCTTTGCAGACTTACGCCCACAAGGTTTGCCTGTTTTTACGTCTACCCACTCCTCCTTAAACCACTTCTTGAGGGCAGCACCTTTCTTACTTTTTCTTACGGCCACTTTTGTTACCCCAGTTCTTAGCGCCGACTTTGCGGCATTTGGCTACAGCACCAGAGGCGTATGCAGAAGGCCAGACCTTGTATCTGGACTTGACCTTTTTTGCACAAGCGTCGTTAGCTTTCTTAGTTTTAGCTTTAGGCATGGTTACTTACCCTTTGGCTTCTTTACTTTCTTCTTTTTACCGCCGTATGCGCTGCTTCCGTATCCCATGATGCTCTCCTTACTTTTTGTGAACTTTCTGGACTTCAAAGTTAGCTGACTTAGACGCACCCTTGTGTGGCTTGTAGCCGTCTGCAGGGTCTTTCATTAGTTTATAACCTTTGCCGCTTTTCATCCAGTGATGGCCTTTAGGTGCATTAACTTTCATATTATCACCATTTCTTACACGACCAGTATCGTGCCGTTAGTTTACTGGGTGGATTAGTGTCACACTTGTGACGTGCCCTGAACGACTTACGACGTGCAGGTTGGTCTTTCTTAATAGTCATCTTAGCGTCACCAAAACGAATAGTCTTCGTCTTGTCGCCTTCTTTGGCTACTACTACAAACTTCTTTGTTGGATGACTAGGCGTCCGCTTTGGCTTGTTGTACCCGCTTACGCCCGCCCGTGCTAGTTTTGGGTCTTTGGACTTTGGCATTAGATAATTCCTCCACCTTGGTTTCCAACTGGTCCACCTTGGTTTGGAGGTCCGTTAGGCGTTGGAATGTTCCTTGGAACTCTTGGTTGACTTTCTGCAGGAGCAGGCGTAGTTCGTGGTCTGTCAACATTTGGTTTACCTTCTATCTGTCGTTCTTTAAGAAGAGTCTCAGCAACACGCATACGTCGTTCAAACTCTTTATCTTCTGCGTCACCTTCTTTTAAGTTTCGGGTAATAGCATTAATACGGTCAATTTCAAGCTCCATAGGCACTGCCTGAGCTTCAGCAGCCAACTTAGCAGCCCTTGCTTGTGACTCTTGTGCTTGTGCAGACAACGCTTGCGTCTGTGATTGCTGGAACTGCATTTGGGCTTGTTGTGCTGCCTGAGCCATTTGTTGTGCCTGAGGATTAGGCTGCATAGCTTTTTGCATAGCCGTAAGAAGTTCTTCACGGTTAGACAAGTTCATGTTGTCAATAATGCTTTGGATCAGTGTATTGTACAACGGAGAATCTTTTTGCATAGTCTGTAGTAGTTGTACAAGCTGAGTTACTTCGTACTCTCTTGCAATAATACCTAAAGTACTGCTTGCGTTAAACTTGTAGTCAGCTACAGGGTACGACTCAGGATCAAACTGCATGTACCGATAGGCTGCTTTCTTAACAAAAGGAATTAAGAAAGACTGCTGGAAGTTAATCAGTGTACGCTTGTGGCGTTTAATAATAGCGCCAAGAGACATACTAATGCCAGCGGCAGTACTCTCGCCATTAACTTGACCTGCAATTCCTGCTGAGTCCACTGCTCCTGTTGCTTGTTGTACCATCTGCTGCAGTGCTCCCGCTTGAGCAAAAGTAATTTGATTGACTTGACCAAAGTTGAACGGTTGAAGTACTTCACGGGGGTCTCCATTGGTTAGGATCATCTTACCGGGACGTACTTCTGGTTTAGCACCACGGGGTAGACGTGTGGCGTCAATAGCCATCATTGGGTGGATTGTAAGGCTTAGTGCGTCGATTCTAGCTCTTAGCTCAGTGTCCAAAGCCTTCTGACTGTTATAGCCTTTCTCGCAAACTCCACGACCCCAGAAACGTCCGGGAACAACGTCCCAAGGAAACGCTACAATAGGACGGTCTTCCATCATGTAAGGGTTAGCTTCGGCCTTAAGAAGTATACCGCTGTTAGCGACCACTACAACGGCTTCTACGTAACGTGAGCCTGAGTCTTCCTCTGATACCTCTTCTTCGTCATCGTCGCTCAGAGCGGAATTGAGAAGCTCTCGTGGCACTAAACCGTAGTATTTTGTAATACGTACTTTGTCATCGTTGTAGATTGTTATGTCTTGGTCAGGTTCCAAATCAGTGTCAGGAGCAGCAGGACCAACGTATACATCACGGTATACTCCTTGTTCTTGCAAAAGCTCTACTTGGTGTAAGCTTACAAACTCATCCACAGCAACACCCATAGCATCATCTACAGACGTAGCTACAGGATCAATCAAAAAGTTCTGAGGCAGTACAGGCTTAAGCTTAACCTTCACACGGTCAGTAATGTTTACTCCTACTGCTTGTAAATCGCCGTCCATTAACGGTTGAGTAGCAGGAGACATTTCCTTCATCTCTTCGATGACTATCTCGCCAACGCCTGTACCAAAGACTGCTGCGTTGATAAGACACTCTGCTACTGCTTTACGTACCATGCAGTTTTCAAAGTCTTCAGTCAGTTTGTTTCTTAGGAACTGTACGTCTTGTCGTTCGGTGTCTCCAAAGTTGTCGCTTACGTCGAACCACTTGCCACGACCAAACGTCGCTTCTTCTAGTTCCGCTACATTAGACTCAACTGCCTGTTGAAGTGCAGGAGAAATAATACGGGAACGCTCAGACCTACGCTCAGAGTCAGCAGGATCCCAGATGCCACGCCACAGTCTATAATATTCTTCAAATCTTGCTTCATAATTACTTTCGTAGTAATCCCTCCAATCTTCGCACTTAGTTATAACCCAATCTTCAATTGTTTCTTCAACCAACAGAGGGTCTGTATCGTAAAATTCTGCCATATTAGTATCCTGCTACCACGTCTAAAATTTCGTGGTCCTCAATTTCGTAGTCGTAGTCGTACGCTACATTTGCCAGTTGGTCAATATACGCCAAAGCGTCTATCAAGTCGTCATGCGTCAAAGGGTCTGGGAATTGAAAGAGTTGGTCTAAGAATCTACTGTTCCATTCACCTTTGTTTAATGTAATGTAGCCGTTTTCGAAACGACCTTGTAGTGCCCACATTACTCTGTCGGTCTTCTTTTTGTTACCGTGGGTAAGCTCCTCTACCCTAAAGAACATACCGTATCGCTTCTGCATGTCCATCAGAGGGGACATTACGGCCTGTTTAGCAATACCTCTTTCGATTCCAACCGACACGGGACGGTAATCTCTAACGGCCTGAAATATCTTAGCTGCTGTTTCGTCAAGTGACCATCTACCGTATATGATATTGTCAA